GGCGACGGCTCGCGCGTAGTCGGCGCACATGGCGGAGATCTTTGGGTTCATGGTTGTGTCTTTCCGTTGATGTTGGCTCTGGCGTGGTCCCCGATGTGCTCGTCAAGTTTATCCTCGATCCGGTCCAGCTTCTCGGAGTTCTGTCCGTGGTCGCGGTTGTTCTCTCGGCGTGTCCGCTCGAGTAGTGCGATGAGCACGAGGAAACCTCCGGTCACAACGGCGGCGGCGACTTCCGGGCTCATTCCGGCGTCCATTCGCCGGCCGTGTTTCCTGCCGCCACCCATTCGAGGTATGCCTGGTAGTCGATGTTTCCCAAGTCTTCTGGGATGCCAAAAGTCTGACCGCTTTCATCTTGTCCGATAATGGCCTGGGATGTTTCATTCATTGGGCCGTCGTATGTCCATAGGTAATAATTCATCTAGAGCTCCGAGCTAAGTGTGATGTTGCCGCCGGTTCCATAGATAAACGCGACGCGCGACGCGTTGAGAGTGCCGCCGGAATAGCTCGGTATTGTTGTAAAAGTGTCCACGGTATTCCGATCGGAGGTGAGCGCGGTGAGTTGTCGATAGACGGAGAAGTCTGTCGCGTAGATGACGCCCGAGTAGCTATTCGTCGGCGCGACTCTCATGTTCGGAATAATCGGCCTATTGAACGATCCCGCGGTGCCTGCTCCGTCCGCATAACCGACCATCATGACTGTCCCCGTCGCGTTCGATGTCCAGACCTGGTAGTAACGCTGGCAGAGAAGGAGCTCGGCGGCGCGTTGTCGATACTCGAACGGAGAAAACACGGTGCCGGCTTCGAGCTGGACGGTGCCGAGCGTCTTAGTGCTTCCCGACGCGGTGAACTCGACGACGACATTCGCCAGGCCGTCGAGTGTGACCGTGATCGGGCTCGCGGCATAGGACGGAGGTGTCGCGCCTGAGTTGTAGACGCGACCCGTCGCGGTGCCAGACCACGAGAGGACATAGGTCCCGGCGGGCATGTTTTCGCGTTCGACGATTTGCTGGAGGACTCCAGAGGTCGAGATGGTGACCGTGGTCGATTGTGAGCCGGCGGTGAATGTGAGAGCCGTGTTCGTGAAGCCGGACTTCCAACGATCGAAGCCGTAGGACCCGGAGGCGAGGTTCGTCCCGGATGTGTAGCCGCGCTGGTTGATGACGAAGGCTCCGTTGATGATGCGGTTCTGATAGCCGCGCGTGAAGAGCGTGTTCGCGTCTGCCGCGGTTACAAGCTCACCGACGGCGAACTGTGCGTTCGTGGGCATGTCAGGCTCCTATCTTGTCGAGACGGGCGGAGAGCGCGTCGAGTTGTGTCTGCTGGTCTTGGCATACCTTGAGAAGCGCGACAGCGATCTTCTCGTATGCGATGCCGTCGGCGTTGCCTTCCTTGTCGCGGAAGATGAGCTCCTCGAAGCCGAGCTCGGCGAGATCTTCAGCGATGAGACCGACCTCGAGAGAGCGGTCCGAGTCGGGTTCGACATGATCGGCGCGGTATCGGAACACGATCGGGCTCATCTTGAGAATGTCGGCCGCGGTGTAGGGAAGCGGTGCTATGTCTTCCTTGAAGCGTCGCGACGATGTGGATGTGCCGAGAGTCAGGTTCGAGTTGATGAGGACAGTACGGGCGCTCGAGACGGCTTGAGAGTAGACATCGGTCGCGTTGATGACTCGAGCACATCCGAAGCCGACATAGGTGTGAGTTCCGGTTCCGCGGAAGTCCGAGATTCCTCCGCCGGTGGCCTCAAAGGACCATCCCTCGATCGAGCCTCCGCCGTATCGCCGGACAATGGTCGAGCTTGAGGTGTTCACACTTGAGGCGGCACCGTTGAGAGCGTTTGAGTCCGTGGCAAGCGCGGCGAAACTTGCGTTCGTAGCCGTTCCCGCCGATGTAGCGGTCGCGGCATTCCCAGAGATTGAGATCCCATAGGTCCCGCCGGCAAGGTCAGAGGCTCCGATGCTTCCGTCTTGAATGTTTGAGCCGGTAATCGTGCCGGCGGCGATGTTTCCGCCTTGAATTGTGCCGGCGACAATGTTGGAGCCGCTAATCGTCGCGGCGGCGATGTCTGTGCCCAGGATTGTCCCGTCGATGATGTTGGTGGTGGAGACGGAGTTCGCGGCGAGTTTTGCGTTCGTGACTTGTGCGTCGCTGATTGTCGTCGTGATGACGGGATAGATCTGGAGCCAGCCAGTCGTCGAGCCGTCGGTGTTCACGGTGAGCGTGTTGGTGTCTTTGAGGTAGACGAGCATTCCTTCCTGGACGACGGAAGCGGTGAGCGCGGCGTCACGGCCGGCGGCGTTTGCGAACCTCATGACGGCCTGGCTCGATGCGTAGTCGGTGAGATCTGCCGCGTTGAGGACTTGTCCTCCGGTCCATGCCTTATATCCCTCTGCCATTGTGTCCTCCTAGAAGCCGTATCGGTTTGAGTCTAGAAGACTGAGAGGCTGGTCTTCAGCTGGTAGCGACGCGGTGCCGTACACCATGCCTTGATCGTCGGCATCAATGAGGTCGAGGTCGATGTTGTGGCGGCCTGGGGAGACGCGGTGATGAATGCCGGCGACGACCATGTAGCGCTCGATTAGTAATCCGCCGGGTGGTGTGAAGCGGATGAGCACGAGGTCGTCGATGTCGAGAGCTTGGAGGAGTCCCTGGTTCGTTCCGGATTGTGCGGCCATGTCGAGGATGACGCGCTTCGGACGGAAGACGGGCTCTCCGAAAGTGTTCGCGTAATACTGAGCCATCGAGAGCGCGATGGCGTCGGAGTTCATGAGGAGACCGTCGGCGGAGTAGCTAAAGATGCCATAGGTCTCTTGAGAGTCGGCGTCGTTTGCGACTTGTGTCGTGCCTCCGGTGCGCGAGATTGTGGCGCGGTTGTAGAGGAGCTCGGAGCCGTATTCGACTTCGATGGATCGCGGTGTCACGGAGGTCCCGTCGTCGGTGATGACGATCGCTCCGGCGTAGGTCGGGTTGTATCGACGGGATCGGAATGTGAGGAGGCCTTCTTTCGACACGAAGAGGCTCCCGGGTTCGGATGACTCGATGAGCTGGCAGAAGGTGAGGACATTGGTTCCGAGAGCGACGGTCGTGGTCTGGAGTGTTGTCACTCCGGTCTGGATGTCTCGAGAGTTGGAGTCGAACGCGACCTCGGGCTGGTCGAGGACGCTCGTGAGCATTGACGATGAAAGCGCGGTCGTGAAGGTGTCCGCGTCGAGTGTTCGGTTCGCCAGCTGGACGAACGCGTCCGCCGCTCGGATGATGGCCGTCGCGATGCCCCCGAGTGGATACTCGAGGTCCCAGTCTTGGATCACTCCGAGGAATTGGACCTCGGTTCCGACGGTCACGCGGATCCGCTTTCCGGGGATGATCTGGCCGGCGAATGGATAGCCAGGAGTGCCGGCTGGGATGGTCGGGTCGAAGATGGCGGTCTGGTTGTCCAGCGTGACCGACATGGTGCCGGCGTTGTATCGGGCGAGGGCTTGGTTCTTGCCGCGGTCGATGCTCGTCTGATAGGCGAGGTCGGTGACATCGAAGAAGACCTCTCCGCCGAGCTTGTAGGTCGTGTTATCGAGGACGCCTTTCACCGCGTCATCGAGGACGAAGTTCGTCGTCTGATCTGATTGAGTGAACTCGATCTCGACGATCGCCGGGGCGATGTTCAGCGTGGACATTAGGCCGCCGCGAAGACGGGGCCGGCGGTGCGCTCGTATTGCTTGATCGCGTCTACAACTTGACGACCAATCTCTCGAGGGTCGCCGACGCCGGTCTGAACGGTGATCTGGTAGGTGTTGCCTCCGCCAAGTTTGCCGATCTTGTCAAGTGGCACGACTAACTCCGGACCGGCCTCCCCGATGACACTCAGCTGAGGCCCCATTACGAGACCGCCGGCGGCGAGTTTTGGTATGCCGGCGAGGTCGGGCGCGTTCACTTTGATGTCCGGTCCGAACGGGACCGGGATGGTGAACTCGAGGAGGTTGTTGAGTTTGCCGATGAGTCCGTTCACCATGTCGATGATCCCGTTCACGAGGCTCTTCCCTAGTCCGATGCCGAGATCGGCGAAGCCTTTCCCGAGCTTGAGCGCCATCTCTGGGATCTTCTTGACAATCTCGAGGACCATGAGTCCGAGTCCTTTGATTACTTGAGGAGCCAGCTCGAAGGCCCAGCCGACGAGAGCGGCGGTCCATTCGACGGCGATCTTGAGAAGTTTCGGGAGGGCTTCGGTGACGGCCCAGATCGCTATCTTCGCGACTAGCTCTCCGAGCTTCTGAAGCATTGGCGCGATGTTCGGTCCGATCCATGCGACGAACGCGTCTCCCCATTTTTTGAGAGTGTCCACGAGCTGAGGGAGACCGGTGTCGAGGAGCCAATTCGCGCCGGCGACCATGAGGTCGGCGTAGGCCTTGATCATTGGTCCGATGCGTGGTCCAATCCAATCGACGAGAGCTCCTCCGAGTTCGACGAGTTTCTCTCTGAGCATTGGGAGACCGGTCGAGCCGATCCAGTCCACGCCGGCGGTGAAGATGCGCTGGAAACCTTTGACGAGTCCGTCTTCTTGGAGGACATCTCCCATCTTTGAGAGGCCTGGGACGACGGTCCCGTTCACGAAGTCGAGGAGACCGCCGAGAGCTGGAAGAAGTGCGGCCCCGATGGTCTCTTTCGACTCGTCGAGTGCGACATTCACGCGCTTGAGTTGTCCCTCGTATGTCTTGGCGTATTCGGCGGAAGCTCCTCCGAAGGTTCCGTTCAGCGCGGAGAAGACTTCCTCGGCTGAGGCTCCCGACTTGATGGCATCTCTCAGCGACGGGTCGAGCTTCATGAGTGCGGTGTGCTGGCCGTTGAAACTTTTCCCGAGCGCGTCAGAAACGGCCGAGAGCGGCTTCCCAGTTTGGATACTGATGTCCTGGGCAAGGCCTAGAAGCTCCTGAGACTTTGTGAGATCACCGGTAGCTCTCACGAGCTTCCCGAGGGCCGGACGAAGCTCACTATCCGAGGTCCCCGACGCGAGGGACATCTTCGTCACGAAGTCCTCTGTCGCTTTGACTTGTGCCTCTGTCGCTCCGGTCGTTGCCTTCAGTTGGCGCTCGAGAAGTTTCGCGGCGGCTTCGTCTTCGATGGCGGCCTTCGCCGCGTCAAGGCCGGCGAACGCGACCGCGCCGAGAGCGGCGGCGGCTGGGAGTGCGAACTTCTTGACAGATCCGCCGAAGCTCGAGATCGAGTCGCCGGCTTCTCCGAGTGCTTTTCTTAGTGGTGCCGCGTTACCTGAAACGACGACGGAGATCGACTTAGCCATAGCTCTAGATTACTTTCTACTCGAGGTCATACTTGACGATGAGCTGAGAGATGCGCTCCGCATAGAGCGAGTAGACCTCCTGGCGACGACCGTCGAGGACTTCATAGATGAACGGGTTCGGCTGGATGTTTCGAGCTGGCCATCCGAAATGGATCGGGCCGGCGTAGGGCACCGCCGCGGATCCAACTCGGACGCGTCCCTGGCGTTGAGTTGGTGCCGACTTGAGTGATGCGAGAAGAGCTCCAGATCGGACCGGTACGAGACGAGACGCGCCATCGACGACGATCTGGCCAGCCTTCCGGTGTGTTTCTTTCATGTCGTTCCGTGAATCGTCTGAGAAGTTTCTCATCGCTTTCTGGACATCGCGAAGGCCTTCGATCTCGAGCTGGCCTCCCATGTCGCCGACGACGCCGGCGCGGTACTTCGCGGCGGCCTGTTTCTGGTATTTGTTGAGAGCCACTAGCGCCTTCTCTTCTCGCGTTGGTTGAGGAGTTCGACGAGGTTGTTCAGAGTGTCCACATCGCTCTCGAGTAGTTCGCGAGGAGAGATCCCCGTCGCGAGAGCTAGCTCGGCGATGAAGCGTCGGAACTCTCCTCCGCCTCTTTTGGGTCTGGCACGACCTCCACGGTCGGGATCGTGTCGAGAGTTTTGACATAGGCCTCGCGCCATGCGGCGACATCTCCGCCGGCTTGACGCTCGGCGAGGAATGCGAGGAGGTTGATGTGCCCCACATCGGCGGACTCGACCGAAGCGAAGGTTCGCATGAACGAAGTCTTCGCCATGTTTTCCCATTGGTCGATGATCCACGGAGTCACCGGG